TGACCAACGGCGTACTTTCAAAAGATGAGGACGGCGATCAGATTTACACGATTCTGTCGCAATTGTTGTTGGCAACTTGGGCTGAAGTGCCTGGGGCGTTGACTTGGGCAACTTACGATCCAACAACGACGTGGGCAGGTGCTGGCAACACTGGTTTGGGAGAAATTGACAGACCAGGCAACTACGAATTGGCGGCGCGATCTAGCAGTCGAACCGACATTTATTCATTGGTTTCAGCGTTGGCAACTTCAGGGCTTGGATACATTTATGAGGACGCCCAAGGTCGAATTTCATACGCTGATTCAACGCACCGCAGCCAATACCTATCAACAAACGGTTACGTTCAACTTACGGCAAATCAAGCAAGGGCAGCTGGTTTGCGTACTGAAACCCGTGCGGGCGACGTTCGCAACAACCTAACTATCAAATACGGTGCAACCAGCAGTGCAGAAAAATCTGCCAGCGACGCAACTTCAATCACAAATTACGGACAACTTTCACAAATAATCACCACAACGCTTCACAATGCAACTGACGCTGAAGATCAAGCAGACTTTTATTTGGCACTTCGCAAAGACCCACAGGCAAATTTCAGTGCAATCACGTTTGACCTAACAAACCCAGAATTGGACAACGCAGACCGTGACGACCTTATTGGCACGTTTATGGGTCAACCAGTGGCAATTAACGACCTGCCTGCAAACATGGGTGCAATCTTTCAGGGGTTCGTGGAAGGTTGGTCGTTTCAGGCTTCGTACAATCAGGTTTCGGTAACGTTGAACGTGTCACCTACGGCGTATTCATTGCAGGCACTTCAGTGGGACGAAATTTCCAACACATTTACCTGGTCGGGCGTGTCGCCTGCGCTTGACTGGGCACGTGCAACAATTATCACTTAACGAAGGAGAGACAAATTACAAACCCAACCACCCCTTTTTCGTGGCAAATGCCACAAAATTCCGATCTAGTAACGGACTTGCCCGCCGATTTTGAAGTTTTTGGTCAAGCGGTTGCCACTTCTATGGCAGATTTATTAGGTGGCACAACTGGTCAAATTCTGTCCAAGGCGTCAAACACCGACATGGATTTCACTTGGATCACAAATGACCAGGGCGACATCACAGCCGTCACCGCTGGCACTGGCATTTCAGGCGGTGGCACTTCAGGCGCGGTCACGATTACGAATTCAATGGCGACTGCAATCACGACCGCAGGTGACTTAATCAAGGGAACTGGTTCGGGCACATTTGATCGTTTGGGAATTGGCAGCACAGGTCAGGTTTTAACAGTCGCAGCGGGTGCGCCGTCATGGGCAACACCAGCAGCCGCACCAACAATAAAGACAGTGCGAAAGTCGTCAGATCAGACAGTGACCAGCAGCACTACATTGGTCAACGATAGCCAATTGAAATTTGCCGTTGCAGCAAATGAAACGTACATTTTTGAAGCATGGTTATACACATACGCAGCCGACGGAACGCCTGACATTAAGGTGACATTTACTAGTCCAGCAGGATCAACGTTGTTTTGGTCGTCCAGTCAGGTGATTTTTTTGCCAGATGCTTCAACTTCATTAACAGTAGTGGCACCAGCAGCGACAACAGGTAGTTTGTTTATAGATAGCAACCTTCGTGCGATTCAATTATACGGTTCAGTTCTTAACGGCAGCACTGCTGGAGACGTACAATTTCAGTTTGCACAAAATACCAGCAGCGCAAACGGCACTTCAGTCAAAGCAGGTTCATACATCTACGGAATAAAGGTGTCCTAATGTCAAAAGTAACTACAACCAAAAAAATCAACATTGACCAATTGAGTCACGAATCAAAAATTGACATGAACATCATTTCTGAACCAACAGGCGAAACAATTATTGAATCAAGCGTTGAACAAAGCGTTTTGGAAGGTTTTATTGAAGCGCATAAGGCTGACGCAAAGTGGATCAACCCAACACCGCCAAAACCTGAACCAACGGTTGCGGAAAAACTTGCGTCAGTAGGACTTTCACTTGACGACCTGAAGGCGGCGTTAGGTGTCTAAGTTTCCAAACGGTACTAACGCACGGCTGATCGAAGTGGCAGCAGCTGAAGTCGGCACAATTGAGGAAGGCGACAACCTCACCAAATACGGCAAATTCACAAAGGCTGACGGTTTGCCATGGTGCGGAAGTTTTGTCAATTGGGTTTGTCACACTGCGGGCGTCAAAATTCATTCAGTCGTTAGCACTGCAATTGGCGCGCATAAATTCAAGGAAATCAACCGTTGGTCGAACATGCCGCAATTGGGTTACATAGCCTTCATGGACTTTCCACATGACGGCGTTGATCGTATTTCACACGTTGGCATTGTGGTCGGGTTAATTGACGATAAGCAGTGCATAACAATTGAAGGCAACACCAGCGGCACAGGCGACCAACGCAATGGTGGCATGGTCATGGTCAAGGTTCGCAACATTGGCAAGGAAATTGTCGGGTTTGGCATTCCTAAATTTGTGCCGTACAAGGGCGAATACCCAATCGTTGAAATGCCAAAGGTGGCAGCAAAACCAACAAAGGAGACAAAAAAATGGACAAAGCCAAAGCCCTAGCCGCGTCATGGGCGCGATCATTTATGGCAGCAGCCCTAGCCCTATACATGGCGGGCGTGACTGATCCAAAGACGCTTGCAATGGCAGGCGTTGCAGCGGTTGCACCCTGTATTTTGCGCTGGTTAAACCCTAATGACAAGAGTTTCGGGTTAACGGGGAAGTAGCCCGAAAAGCCGCGGCGATAGCCTTAGCACTGGGGTCAGTGTTGGGGCTATCTGCTTGCGGTTATCAGGGGTGGATTCGTTATGAATGTCAAGAATACGAAAACTGGGCAAAACCAGAATGTCAAAAACCGCAATGCGTCCCCACTGGAACATGCACTGACGACATACTTGGAATTCAATCGCAATAAACCAGCACGTCGCAAAACCCCTGAGGAAGTCCACGCCCAGCTGATTTTGATTATTGGATCGACCTTGGCACTGGTTTTTCTTATTGTGACTTTAGGAATTACTTACGCGCTGATTTTTGTGACGCAGCCAATTGGCAACCAAGCCCCTAACGACGCAGCGTTTATTGACCTATTGAAAACGTTGGCGATTTTCTTGACTGGATCACTGGGTGGCGTACTGGCAGGCAATGGACTGAAATCCAAGCCAAAGCCCGCAGACACGCCGACAAACACGCAAGGTTCTTGACCGCGCGGCGATCATGCTTCACCCTTGGTTCAGGTGGTAGTCCTATCACCAAGAATCGGGAGAATTGAAATGGTACTTGACTTAACTGACACAGCCACATTGGGTCGCTTGACGCTGTTGCTGATCTTGCTAGTTATGGCAGCAGCGGTGGGATACGCAAAAGGCTTCAAAGACGGCAACCGCGAGGGTTGGGCTAGACGTCGTTCATTCGAACGTCATGTCTCACGTAAGGCGGTCAAATAATGATTAATTTAGATTTGGATAACGCTGAACTGGCATTGTTAGTTTCGCTGGTGGTAGAAAACATGCGAAAAATAGGTGATGAAGACATTTTCGCGACTGAAAGCCTAAGGTTGTTTCATGCAGTTATGGACGCAGCACGATCAAGCAAGGCGGTCAAATAAATGGCGGGCTTCCTAGATAACTACGAGGACGTTGCAACACGAATCAAGCGTTTTTGGGAAACACACCCTTCAGGGCGCATTGAAAACAACATCATAGAATTTAACGCTGAGAAGGGTTACATTCTTGTGCAGACCCAAATCTTTAAAGAGTACGAGGACGTTAAGCCTTCAGCCATAGATTATGCGTTCGGCAACGTTGCAACCTACAACGTCCAAATGAAAAAATTTTTCTGCGAGGATACAGTTACAAGCAGCATAGGCAGGTGTATAGGGCTGTTATTAGGCACAGACAAGCGTCCAACCCTTCAGGACATGCAAAAGGTCGAAACCGTCAGCACCAAGGTCGCACAATCAACGGCTGACGATTATGACCCATGGTCAAAGAAATTTGGCGAGGTGGCAAGTTACAAATCAGCTGCTGAAGCCGAAAATTCCGGAATTCCTTCATTTGGATCAAGCGTTGACGAAATTGCAAAACAATTGGGTGGAACACTGGTTGAGGAAGCACCGCAATGCAAACATGGGCACATGGTTTGGAAGAAATCACATGAAGGCGCACCAAAAACATGGGCTGGGTATTTTTGCACTGAACGCACAAAGGCAACGCAGTGCAGCCCCCGTTGGTACGTTTTGGCTAGTGACGGAAAATGGAAGCCCCAGGTATGAGTCGCGACGCACATTGGGTTCAGCGCGAAATGCGCGCCATGACAGACGAAGATCGTGACGCATACATCATGCGAAGCCGTTTGAGTTACGACGAAGTAATGGAATTGCGAGAAATCTATGCAAAATACAAGCCTGAAATCGAAGCAATTGAAAAACGACGTAATGCGGAATTGGCATTGTCAAGACGCAAATTCGTCAAAATGCGAAAGGATTTAGGTCTATGAGTGACTTCATTGAAATTATCTATCCCCAATCTATGACCGCAAAACTGCTGCAAAACGGTGAAGTGGTTGAAGAATACAAAATTGAACAATGCGATAAGTGTTCGAAACTGACAAAGTTTGATCCGTTTGGTTTTCAAACTGGATACAACAAACTGGAAAAGGTCATCTGGTTTTGTGCGGTGTGCAGGTGAAAATGACACTGACGCATGAGGAACAAATGATCTGCATGCTATCTGCAATTAAGTGGGAAACGGATACACACAAAGGCATTGACAATCCACAGCGGTATCAAAAGGAATTGACAACCTATGAATACCTAACCGAAACCGCCGAAGCCATTGGCAGTGAATGGGTTGTGGCAAAATACTTCGATCTTCCATTTGACCCTTATGAACAGAAGTTGAAACATAAGGCAGACGTGGGAAACGCCATTGAAGTACGGTGGACAAAATACGTTGCAGGGCAGCTGATCGTCCATGAATACGACCGCCCCAATGACATTGCAGTTTTGGTCACTGGACAAGCACCACACTATTTCATTGCTGGGTGGATTCCCATTGCTATGGCAAAACGCCCTAAATACCGTCATTCCAAGCAACCTAATTGGTGGGTGACACAAATCAACCTTCAGCCGATTGAGAATTTGAGGAAAAGTACCTATGGACACAGTGCAATTTGAATGTCGCAAATGCAAGAAGGTAACAAAGCAGCTGATTCACAAGATAACCGATCTATTGCCACCGAATGTCGAAACTATTCAATGCACGGTTTGCAGTTGTATGACAGTTGCACAGATAGGGGCTTCCAATGCCGATCTATGAGTTTGCATGCCAGGTGTGCCAAATCCGTGTTGAAGTGGATCGGTCAATGCATGAGGAACGAAACGCACACTGCTGCGGGCAACCAATGAACAGAATCTATTCAGCCCCAGGTGTTTCATTCAAGGGTAAAGGCTGGGGTGGACAATGAATAGTTATCCACAGGCGTTATCCACAAGGGTGCAAAACCTGTGGGACACGCCCAAGCCCATGCGTAAAGTTGACAGGTATTTGCATGGGGGGTGTACGCTGGACGCATACAGTCAACACCCCGAATTTAGGGATTTAGACAAGAATGAAGTTCTTTCAGTTATCTTGGAAAGAAAAAAGATAAATAAAAAAAGACTTCGTTTGTTGCTGTTAATCACTAGCGTGTTCGCAACGATAGGGGCAAGCACTGCCAATGCAGCTGCTTATTCAGTAGATCACTTGAAGTTGTATGCGCACCAAAAGATAGTGAATTACAATGAGTTTGTTTGTTTTCATAAGATCATCACAAAAGAAAATTCTCAGTGGTCACATAAGGCGCGTAATGGTTCGCACTATGGACTAGGGCAAATGCGATCTACTTGGTATCGCGATCTTGATCCATACAAGCAGATAGACGCAACCATTGCCTACATCAAGAAGCGTTATGGTACGAATTGTAAAGCGTGGGCATTTCATGGAAAGCATGGGTGGTACTAGTGGCAAGCGCACTGAAGGACAACGGATCAACAGCGAAGTGGCGCAAGATTAGACAGCGCATTTTGCAACGTGACGGGCACACGTGTCAGGCATGCGGAATGGACGGTAATTCAGTAGACCACATAGTGCCTAGAAGCATGGGTGGTGGTGATGACGACTGGAATCTGCAAACATTGTGCATTTCGTGCAATTCTGCGAAAGGGGGGCGGTTTTTTAATTCGCCTACTACACCCCTGACCCTTCATGGAATACATTCCCCCCAAAACGATTCGAAAAGCCACGAGAATGACTAGAAAGGTCGTCAAAAGCCCTCAGAAGCCCTCAGAAGCCCCGAAAGGGGTCGAAACGGTTTTGGGTAGGGACGCAGACCTGCAAAACGCCCTAATCGGCGTACAAACGCCCCGAATTCATACGCCGCTGAACGATTTACCGTCCAGGGGGCATGAATTGGTGGATTTAGCCAGCAGTCTCAAAATAAATCTGCTTGAATGGCAAAAATTTGCGCTTATCAACAGCCACAAGGTCAAGCCTGACGGTCGCTGGGCAACCCCAGTCAATTGCATTGTGGTGGCACGGCAAAACGGTAAGTCGTTTTTACAGCAGATCAGGATTCTAGGCGGGCTGTTTCTGTGGAATGAAAACCTGCAAATTGGATCGGCGCACCGCTTGTCCACGTCGCTTGAACAGTTTCGTGCAATGGTGCAGGTGATCGAAGCCAACGATTCATTGGCAAAGCAGGTCAAAAAAATCCGCTGGCAGCATGGCGGTGAGGAAATCGAAACAAAAATGGGCAACCGTTTTATAGTCCGTGCGGGTGGTTCAGCTGCCCGTGGTGTTTCCAGACCGTCAACGATTCACTTGGACGAATTGCGCGAAATGTCAGACATTGAATCGTTTGCTTCGCTTCGCTATACCCTTATGGCAGCGGCAAACCCCATGGTCATGGCGTATACAAATGCTGGTGATTCCGCGTCCGTAGTTTTGAATCAGTTCCGTGATCGCGCCCTTGCAAGCATTGCAGGCGTTGAGGACGACATAGGTTATTTTGAATGGTCAGCACCAACCGACGAAATTAGTGTGGAAAACGCACGGCACAGTAATCCGTCAATGGGAACGCTGATTCATGCCGACAACGTGAAAAGCGTTTTGAATGACCCGCCTGACGTTGTGATGACTGAAGTGTTGTGCCGCTGGGTTGTTGCAATTAACAGTGCGGTGGATTCTGCTTCATGGGGTAACTGCCTAGACAAAACGGTAGACCTTGACCCTGACAAATTAACCTGGCTTGCTATTGACCTTTCACCAGATCGCCGCCATGCCAGTCTTGTGGGCGCGCAGAAACTAGGCGACGAAAAGTTTGTGGTCAAACTGCTGCACACTTGGGCAAACGAATTGCAGTTGGACGATAAGGCGATCGCTAACGACCTTGCAGATTATGCCCGCAGGTATCCAACCGAATACGTGCTTTACAGCCGCAAAACCAGTGGCGCGGTCGCGGCGCGATTAGCCCCAGCGGGAATCCCCGTTTTCGACATGGACAACGCTTACCCGCAGGCTTGTGACGAAATGCTATCGGCGATCAACAGCGGACGTTTGAAGCACAGGGGTCAAAGCCAATTATCTGAGGAAGTTTTGGCAGCGGTGCAGTTACGTCGTGGGGACGGCGGCTGGGTCATAGGACGAAGGGCGTCACAGTCGGTTGTGTGCGGCGCAGTGGCAGTCAGCCTTGCCACACACTTCGCGACACGCCCAGACAATGATCTTGACATCATGGTTGGTTGATCGTATAAGCCTGCAAGAATTCGGGCATGGGATTTACTGATCTATTTGCACGTAAGGCGGACACCGCCGTCACGGTCGAAGCCGCGCACGTTGACGCAGCTGCTATCGCGCCGTATTACAGTGAAGTAGGAAATCTATTTCTATTCGGCGGGATAGTAACTGCCTCACGTGCTGAAGCAATGTCAGTGCCAACCGTTGCACGTGCATTGGGAATCATTCAGACAATTGGTTCATTACCTATGCACACACGCAATGAGGCAACAGGCGAGAAGGTCACACAGCCGCGCGTTATCAACCAACCTGATCCACGCATACCAGGTGCAACATTCTGGGGCTGGATTATCTCCGATTTATTCTTTCACCCTGCTGCTTATGCGTACGTTATGGAACGTTACGCAGATACAGGCAAGATTCGCGCAATGGAACGCGTCGCCCCTGAACGCGTAACAATCACAACAAACGGCATGGGTTATGAGATCGCGTCCTATGCAATTGACGGTGCTTACGTTGACCCTTCAAATTTGGTCGTATTCAATAACACGCAGGAAGGTTTGCTAAGTCGTGCAGGTCGCACGATCAAGGCAGCCGCTTCCTTGGAACGTGCCGCAATGAATTTTGCAAATGAACCAATCCCACAAATGGTTTTGAAATCTAACGGCACATCACTGCCAGCAGATCGCGTTTCCAAATTGCTAAGTGCCTGGAAAACGGCACGTGCGTCGCGAAGTACGGCATTTTTAAATGCTGACGTCACGTTGGAAACAATTGGATACGATCCACGCAATTTGCAGCTGAATGAGGCGCGCAATTACGTTTCGCTTGAATTAAGTCGTGCGTGTGGATTACCAGCGTATTTCACTGATTCCCAGCAATCTAGTTTCACTTATTCCAACGCATTAGATAAGCGTCGCGACCTTGTGGACTTCGCGTTTAGGAATTACATGTCAATTGTGGAACAAAGGTTAAGTTTTCCTGATTTCACCCCAGCAGGCAATCGGGTGTCTTTTGATTTAGACGATTTCCTACGCGGTAACCCATACGAACGCGCGCAGGTTTATGAAATCTTAAATCGAATCGGCGCAATGTCGATCGAAGAAATACGCGAGGAAGAAGACATGCTGCTATGAAAAAAGTAATTACACCAATGAAAATCACGGCTGCTGATTCAAACAGTCGAACAATTTCCGGTCGCATTGTGACATTTGAGGAAACTGGAAACGCGTCAATTGGCAAGGTGCAATTTGCTGCTGGTTCAATTGAACCGACTGCCGTTTTGCTTAATCTTGAACATGATCGCACACGCAGAATTGGAAAGACATTAGAAACATCATTGTCAGCTGATAACGCAGGAATTGACGCAACATTCAAGATCGCTGAGACAACTGCGGGAAATGACGCATTGGTTGAAGCCATGGAAGGTTTGCGCGACGGTTTCAGTGTTGAAGTTTCATTTGACGAATACGAAACATTGAAAGACGGCACAGTCAGAATTCTTGCAGGTGAATTGACAGCCGTTGCATTGAC